TTATACTCCTCGCTAATCTAACAATCATTAAAAGTAGAAGAATCAAAAAGTTCAAACTTAGGAGTTAAGAGTGAAGAAAGCAAATGAAAGACTCTATTTCGGAGTAAAATGTTTTAAAAGATTTGAAAAAATTATTTGCAAGTAATTCCTTTCTGAGAAATTTCCAAAGTCTTTCAATCAAATTCAAGTTTGGTGAATAAGGTGGCAAGAAAACTAAATTGATATTTAATTTTTCTGCTTTGTCCCTAACTTTTCGGCAATGCTGATAAGCAGCATTGTCAAGAATTATGTAAAGATATTGATCAGGGTATCGCTTTCGCAATCTTTCAAGTCCGTCACAAACAATGTCTGAATTAAGGTAGGAATCATTCATTATGCTTGTAGTTTCAAACGTTACAGGGTTTAAGAGCTTGTGTTCATAGCAAAAAAGTGGTATAATAGGAGATATGAAAAAAGAGTATCAAGCAACAAATTACGAAAGTGACTTG